ATTCTGCGCCGACTGGAAACCAAAATCAAGGAGCAGTCATGATTATCAACTTCAGCCGCTCAAAGACCTTCCACCTCTGCCAACGCAAAGCGTTCAACTGGCACCACAGAGGGTTGGAGGGGCAGAGGTCGATGAATTTGGTCGATGGTGGAGCCTTCCATAAGGGGGTGGCGGTGGGTAGGGCTACTAAGGATTGGAGTCAGGCTTATGCGGAGGCTGATAGGCTCTTCGACGAGGATGTGAAGAAGAGCCCGATTCCGGAGGAGCAGATTTATCTGATTGAGGATCACAGAGAGCTCATCCACCAGATGATCAAGTGTTTCCAGGATCATTATGAGCACGAGACTTATCAGATTATACAGCCGGAGTGTGAGTTTGATGTTCCTCTACCCCATTCGAGCCACAACTGCATCTTCATCCATTGGAGAAGCAGGGTGGATGGGAGAGACTACTTCACTCCGCCAACCCCCGAGGATATCCTACTCCACAGAGTCCAAACCCCACATGCTGAGCCAGATAGAGAGTGTTTCTGTTGGCAGCCACATCGTTTGGTAGGGAAGACCGACGCGGTGGTGAGCTGGAACAACTCGATCTGGCTTGATGAGTATAAGACAACCTCAATCCAGGGACAGCAATTCTGGGATCAGTGGGTGATGGATCTCCAGCCGTCGGTTTATCTCTACGGGATTTGGAAGTCGTTGGGGATCAGACCCAGAGGGTTTCTACTCAACTCCATATTCAAGCCATCGGAGGCTCAGGTGTCAGCCTGGAACAAGAAGAGGAAGTATGGGCCGGCGAAGGAGGAGAAGGATTATATCCAGTTCAGCAGAGAGGCCTTTCTGAGAACGGAGGAGGATCTGATGAGGACAGAGAGACTCATGCTCCAAACAGCGATGGACTGGGAGGAGCAGGTTGTCTCGGGGAGTGAGAGGATGATGAACAGAGTTCCATTTCAGTACAATCCTGGGTCGATGAGTTGTCTCAACTACAATAGGAAGTGTGACTACTGGTCGGCCTGCTTGAGCCATGAGGATCCGGCGGAGTTGGGAGCTTTGGCCACTCGGCAAGCCGATTACGTGGATGTGAAACTGGAGGCTCTCTGTGATTCCACTCGAACAGCTTAAGAACTATCAGGGTAGAGCTTTGGGAATAGCGATCTACGGCAATGGTGGGCTGAAGAAGACACTGGCCGCTCGGATGTTGCCCAGTCCAATTCTGGAGCTGGACTTCGAAGGGGGAAGTGGGTGTCTGGCTCCCTGGACGAGAAGGATCAGGGCGTGGGATGGAAAGTGGGTGGAGTACTCTCAGGAGGAGAGAGTTGCTTTGTTCGACATGGTCTCCGCGGAGAATAAGATAGAGGCGCTGATCAGACCTGGCCCCTTGGTGGACATCGTCTCGTTTCAAACAATGACCTCAAGCCAGGAAGGAAAGGTCTCGCCAGCTTATGATGAGCTCCATTCCCTGATCGCCAACTTGCCGAGGGAGTACAACTCGGTGGTGCTCGATCCGCTGGTGGAGTTTAGCCAAGTCACTCAGAGTCAGTCCAAAGTCAAATCGGGAGTGGGAGTGCATGAGCCGATGCATGTCAAGTTGTGGCAAGGAGCGCAGGAGAGAGCAGCGATTCTTCTCCGCCAACTCAGAGAGTATCGGGATAAGGGTGTGTTCGTTTACATGACTTCGAGTGAGTTCGTGGATAAGGATTATGGCACGGATCCGAGAGAGAGTTGGCAGAAAGAAGATCCCTATGCCATCAAGGGCACACTCAATGTTCCTGGCCAACTGGTGACCAAACTCAACCACATGATTGATCTGCAGTTCCATGTCCGCCTTATGGGTGGGAAGGTGGTGTGGGTAACTCAAGAAGAGCCTGCGCGGTCTGGTAGCTTCAACTGGGAGGCCAAAGATCGGACGGGGAGGATACCGGAGAGGTATGTTCAGCCCAATGTGAGGCAGGTACTGAAGTGGGTGTACGGATCGATTGCAGCTCAGGCCATTTATGAGAAGAAGGAGGTGGCGAGTGCCGGAGAGTGAAGTGAGGGAGCTAAACCACTGGGAACTCCATTTGGCTGTTTCGCCTTCGGAGGATGGGAGATGGGCTTCGGTGGTGATCAGGCTGGATAAGCCGTCGAGTAGAGTCTCCACTTATATCAACAGTGCGGCGAGTATGGATATGATTTTCGAACGGGTGGAGGGGGAGCTCAAGAATGCTCTGCGCCACCTGGTCAATGACATTCACCAGATGGTGGTGAAACCCGCCAAGGGGCGGAAGTAGTACGAACAACACACAACAATGAGAGGAAACAACAATGGAAGACGAATTGATGAATGATGAACTGCCGAGCCCTCCGAGTGGAGGGGCAACGGGAACGGCGATGGCCATTGATGATCAGGTGGATGCCTCGATCTTCGATGGCGTGCCCAAGATGGGTGATGCCATGCCCATTGGAACCTACGCCTTCAGGCTGGACAAGTTCACCGAGGAGTGGACGGTCAAGGATTACAAGACGGGGAGGGAGTTGGCGCCGGAGGAGCAGCAGCCCTATTTTGCTCTGCAGTGGAAGTGCCAGCAGGAACCTCACGTGGGGAGGATCATCTTCGAGAACGTGCCGTGGGTGAAGTCGGCTGACGCCAAGGCGGCGATGGATCCTCAGAATCCAAGGCGCGCAGAGGCCAAAACCCTGATTAACAATAGGCTCCCACGGGCGAAGGAGATCATGGAGGCGGCGAGCTTTCAACCCACTGGCAACTTTGGGTTCAAGCAGTTCCTGGGGTCCAATCCGGAGTTGAAGCTGCAGTTGAAGATCAAGGAGGCCATGCAGAAGGGTCCGGATGGGAAGTTGAGGGGGACGGGTGAGTGGAGAAATGAGGTGCAGAAGCATTTGAGTCTTCATCGGCCGGCCTGATGGTGGAGAGGGCGGGGAGTGAAGGCTCCCCGCCACCCCCCCTGATTGAATTGAGTGGAGGAGGCAAAGACGATGGCACAAGTTACCGTGAGAGTGAAGATCAATCGCACCTTTGAGGTGAGCTGCAATGGAGAGAATGAGGAGCAGTGTTTGGATGACATCGCTAACAGAGCGCGACTCGACGATGAGTTTACGAACGCCTGCTATGAAGCGATGACCTTCGAAGAGGGGACGTTCGACGAGGAGGAGCCACCTGAAGAGGAGGACGAGGAGGAGACGAGAGGATGACTACCATAGACAAAGTTGTGGTAAGAGTCGATAGTACTTACGACTACACCGAAGATCAGAGGCAAAAGTACAAGCTCCAATTGGAGCTACCACTACCAGGAGGCAAGGCCGTTTACGAGCTCCCAATTACAAAGGAGTTCCACGATAACATCACAGCGGCTGCGAAGTTAACTCTATGATCATTACCAAGCGATTCTCCTTCGAGGCAAGCCATATCCTACCACGCCACGAGGGGAAGTGCAGTAGACTTCACGGACACAGCTGGAGCCTCTCCATCTCGGTGGAGGGGCCTATCTGTGCGGAGACAGGGTTTGTGGTTGATTATGCCAAGTTGTCTAGGATGGTGGAGAGGAATCTGATTGAGCATCTTGATCATAGCCATCTGGGACATGGGTTGGCGCAGTGTGTAGCCAAGGACCGGTATACCACCTTTCAGCCGTACTTCGGAACTGAATTCTATCCCAGCTCGGAGAACCTCTGCCGGGCTATCTTCAAACTCTTGGCCCCACTTGTAAAGGAGCTTTCAAAGGATGTTAGACTCTATCAAGTCGAGATTGACGAAACCTGTACCTCTTCAGCCTGCTGGTCAAGGCTCGACGAGTACACCAATGAGTGAGGAGGAGGCCGCTGGACATGCTGCGAGGATGCAGTTTCTGCAGCAGCAGGCCCTCAACTTTATGAACCAGATTAGGATGGTGAAGATCTCGCTGCTCATGGCAGATCAGGCGGGGGAGCTTTCTGGTCAGCTTAAGGAGTTTCTTTATAATGAACTACTGCAGTGTGCAGGAATCGTGGAGGTGAAGAAGTGAAGTATCCAATCGCTGAGACGTTCAATTCGATTCAGGGGGAGGGGTTCTGGATGGGAACCCCTATGCTCTTTGTGAGGTTGGCGGGGTGTAATGTAGGGAGGTATGAAGGGCAGAGAGACTTCACACCACCCGATCAGATGAAGTCAAACGATCTAACTGTTTTCTCAACTCACTCTGTCTGCACCACCATCGACGGCCAACGCTTTCTCTGCGATACTAACTACCACGTCAAAGAACATCTGGAGCCGGAGGAGATCGCAGAGAGGAGGAAGGGGGAGGAGCATGTCTGCATCACGGGTGGGGAACCCTTCTTGCATGATTTGATGCCGTTGAGACGAGTGTTACAGCTTCAGCACCTTCACGTAGAGACGAGTGGAACTCTGGAGATCCCCGAGGAGTTCGAAGGGTGGATCACCTGCTGTCCGAAGCAGACTCCCTCTGGAGTGAAGCTTCATCCCTCGGTGATTGAGAGAGTGGCGGAGTGGAAGGTGTTGGTGGGACCTGGTTTCGATGAGAAGACACTGCGCCACCTGGAATCACTCACCCACGGAGCCAAACTCTACGTCCAACCCATCAACGGAGTGAATGAGGTGTGGCAGGAGAATGTGGAGAGGTGTTTGGAGCTTCTAACAAGATGGCCAAATTGGAGGCTCTCCCCACAGCTTCACAAGATGGTGGGGGTGAGATGAGCATCTTTGCGCCACTCACCATCTTCTACGCGGGAGTGGTGATTTACTTCCTATGGCTGGGAATTAAGACGAGGAGGCATTGAGATGAGCCCAAACGAGGTCACGTTACCACATCCATTTGTGGCGACGGTCAAAGACAAAGCGGTGTGTCGACATTGCGGGATGAGTGAGCACGCTACTATTCATCACAGGACGAATGGAGAGGAGAGGAAGCAGCAGCCGTTTGAGTATGACGTGGTGGAGGCGCCGGCTCACTACTGCAAGCACAAGGTTACCACTGCTCAGCTCGTGGTCGACTGGGAACTAAACTTCTTCCTGGGGAATGTGCTGAAGTATGTGGAGAGGCATCAAGCCAAGGATGGAGTGCAGGATCTGAAGAAGGCGGCAAAGTATCTCTCGATGGCTGTGGAGTTGGCGGAGAAGGGGAGGCTCGATGAGTCGATCAGACACGGGTAATGGTTTCAACCGTCAACTATGCGAGGAGGGAGCCACCCTCCTCCTGCGCGGCTTGGGAGTTGATCTCACGGATCATAACTTCGCCACTACACCGAAGAGAGTGGCGGATGTCTACCAGGAACTCTTCTCTCCCAAGGAGAGTGGGTGGCCAGTGTTCGACGAGGAGTACACCGACATTGTGATTGTGAAGGGACATCGCTTCTGGACGATGTGCCCGCACCATCTCTTGCCGGTGGAGATCAGAGCTAGTGTAGCCTACTTCCCCAATGGGAAGGTGATTGGAGCGTCCAAACTCTGTCGTCTCATCCACGAGGTGAATAGGAAGCCACTCACTCAGGAGAAGTTGACTGATCTCATCTGTCAGGCCATTAAAGAGTACACTGGAGGAACCAGTAAAGGAGAGGCTGTGCTCTTGGAAGGAGAGCATGACTGTTTTAAGATCAGGGGTATTAAGAGCGAAGCGAGGATGATCACCTATAAGTTCAAGGGGTGTTTTGAGGAGGCGGAGAACCAGAAGAGGTTCCTTCAACTGGTGAGGTTATGAACGCTATCACAGAAAGACAACTCGACTACATCGAAATACTGGCCAACAAATGGGGTAGGCCAATTGCCGTCGTTTTAGGTGAGGCTTACATTCGAGGTGTTCTGGAGTACAGTTATGACCACTTGAATGAGCTTGATCGCTCGGAGGCCAGTAAGATCATCGAGTGGCTTAAGGAGGAGACTGAGTGAGCTGGAAGAAGTTTCCTGAGTGCACTGGATGCCCACTCTTCAATGAGGCGGGGCCAGTGTGGGGGTCGGGAGATCCACAAACAGCCAAGATCCTTTATATTGCGCAGAACCCCGGCCAGCATGAGGTGGAGGCTGTACCGATGCAGCCACTGGTGGGGCCGAGTGGGAATGTGTTCAATTGGCAGTTGGCGCAAGTTGGCTTGCCAAGGAGAGACCTCTACATCACCAACGTGGTGAAGTGTAGGACACCGAATAACAGGGCGCCAACTCCCGCTGAAGAGAAACATTGTCGCCAGTTCCTGGATAGGGAGTTGGCGCGATGTAAGGCAGACACAGTGGTCCTAGCTGGCGCTGAGTCCTTCCAAGCCCTAATCGGCCATCATTCGAGCCTCACCTCCCTCTACAAGCCATCAAACTCAATCTTCGAGAGGATGGGGTGTGTGGAGCAGAGGGAAGGGAGGAAGTGGATCGGAACCATTCATCCCGCCTTTGTGATGAGGATGCCTGAGTGGACCCAGGTGGCCACTGACCATTTGAGGAAGGCGATGATGGTGGCGGGTGAAAACATCCCGCCACCCGCCATCATCCAACGTCCAACGGACGACCAAATCTTCGAACTGGTCGATCATGTGATGTTGAGTTCGAGAGAGTTTGCTCACGATGTGGAGACTGTAGGACTAGAGAAGGTGGATGAGGATGACTATGCTGGAGGGGATTTTCAACTCACTATGTGTGGGGTTGGCGGGAGGGCTTATGAGGCTCTCGTACTGGCTCCTGACCAGGTGCATCTCCTGGCCCCCATCTTCGCTGATCCAACAATCTGGAGGTACGAACATAATGGAGAGTACGATACTTACCACGAAGAGAAGATTCTTGGTAAGGAGGGAATACGAGCTCGCCCATTCGACACCATGCTCGGAACCCACTATCTCCGTTCTTATGCCCCGAAGAAACTCAAACCTTTTGTTCTCAGCCAGTATACATGTTTGCCCTACTATGGACGTGATCTCGCCAAAGTGAATGAGAGGCTCTACAATGGGATGGATGTCATTACCACTTTCCTGGCGGCGAAGGCTCAGAGAAGGGAGCTCAAACAGTGGCAGCTCGAAGAGATCTTTTTTGAGTTTGGGATGCCGCTGTTGCCAATCTTGGAAGAGATGAGGAGAAAAGGGGTCAACGTTGATGTTCGTAAAGCTCTGCTCTTCAAACGAATCACAGAGCAGAAAATCGCCAAGAGCGAGGAGCTGATAGCCAAAGTGGCGGGGGTGGGGTTCAATCCCTACTCCCCACTTCAAGTGAAGGAGGTTCTCTATGAGAGGTATAAACTCCCGAAGCAGACGCAGCAAGTCGGAAGGGAAACCAAAGTTACTTCAAACTTTGAGGCTCGAAAGAGACTCAGATGGTGGATTGAGTCTGGTGGAGATCAGAGGCAGAAAGAGTACAAAGGTGCGTATATCCTGCTTCAGCTTCTGGACTACATCGGCGGTGAGAAAAAGAAGCTTGAGTACATCGATAGAATATCACCCGATGGGAGGATCCACGCCTACTACAAGGCGCATGGAGCCTCCTCCTTCCGACTTAGTTCAAGTCCAAATCTTCAGAATTTCCCGGTCTATGATATAAGTGCGTGGGGTGGAGCGAGGAGGGATGATAATGACACGGCGGAGAACCCTCTCGATATGGCGGAGGAGAAGGATGAGGCGAGGGCTCCATCTGGTGGTGGCGATGGTCGTCTGCTTGGCTCTCTTCGGAGTATTGTTGTGGCTGATTGTGACGACGATCTCATACTCACCTGTGATTTTGCTCAGCTCCAGCTCTTCATCATAGCGGCGCAGTTTAAGGTGAAGTGGCTGTTGGATATCTTCGAGAGTGGAGACTATCTCTACGGAGTGATCTATGAGAAGCTCTATCATGAGCCCTTTTTTGAGGCAGGCAAGCCTAGAACGAAGAAGTACAAGCTGCCCATTTCGGAACAGAGAATGCGAAGAGCTAAAGCGGTGCCGCTCGGATTTCTTTTCCTCAGGTCGGCAGAGGCAGTGGGGAAGGAATACGGGTGGAACTGGAATGCTGATAAACACTACGCCAACCACACAAGGTTGAAGAAGATGGATGATGAGTGTGCCTTGTGCTTGAGAGAGTGGTGGGTACGGAACTGTCCGGAGTTGAAGCAGATGGAGACCTCGGTGAAGTATCAGTTGAATCAGAAGGGGTGGATTAGACACTGCTTTGGGCAGATCATCCATTATCCGACTCGCAAGCTTAACGAAGCGATCAACAGTCATGCACAAAGCCCTGAGGCTTTCATTGTGAGTGGATCAATGATCCAGATTGATCGAGAGTTGAAGCGGCGCCGCTTTGAGAATACGAGGATCATGCTCCAGGTTCATGATTCGCTCTCTCTGAATGTAGGAGGAGCAGTGACCAAGCCGGAGAATATGGTGGAGGTGGCGGAAGAGGTGGTGTTTCCAGTTCTGGGGAGAGCCCATCCGCAGTTGGGTGGGTTCAGGTTTAGATACTCGGCAGAGGTGTCGAGGCTTTGGGATTGGGAAGCCGTTTCGTACGAAAGCTGGAAGGAGAATGCATGCAAAGAACAATCTATGCACTCATAGATCCTAGAACTAAGAAAGTGAGATACGTGGGATGTACGAACGATCTTGACAGGCGCCTTTGGGAGCACTTAAACAACCCACCAAGTAGTCGACCCCAGATCCAGAAATGGCTACTTGAACTGGATGAAGCACAGCTTGCTATAGTTCATGTAGTCTTAGACAAAACGGACAGAGAGGATCATGCAGAGGAACAGCGTTGGATCAAGCATTATCAAGCCTTAGGAGAAGCTGATCTCAATTACTCAATTGGAGGAGGACATCTAGTAACACCAGCCACTAGAGCTAAGCAGTCTGCCTCAGCAGTCGAAGCCTGGAAATACAGAAGACGCCTAGGTCAGACTAACGAGATAGAAAGATCTGCAGCTTTTCGTAAACGGTGCTCGGAAAATATGGTTCGTCAATGGGCAGAAAGAAAGGCGAGAAGTGCCAACACCTTTAGAAAGCATGTATCTGAGAGTGGTAAGAGCTCTGGAGGGAGTACAGTATCAGAGTCGTGATACGCCAGTCTTTAGCAAGGCTCTGGAATGGATTCAGCAGTGGCCAAAGGAGTTGGATACAAGCTTCAGGCGTAAGCTAGTCGAAGCCACTTGCAAGTCCTTTTCGATGAATGAGGCAGAGTTGTGGGTCTGCTTAGATGGTTCGGTAGTCAATGGACACGTAACCCACAAGGCTGCAATCGATCCTCTTAAAGAGGCGGAGGAGAAGTTCCATGACTTACTACCTGAAGGAGGTTGGTTCGAGTGGTATTATAATTACACGTTGGGCTACGAAGCGCCCTTAAGCTATAGCATCTTCAGCGGGATGTGTGCCGTAGGAGCTGCTCTAGGAAGAAGAGTTTACCTGAAGATGGGACACTTCAATATCTATCCCAACTACTGTGTGATCCTGATTGGCCCACCTGGGATGAAGAAGACAACAGCTGGAGATGTGTCTGCTAAGCTGATCAAGGAGATGGTGCTTTGTCCCACTTTAGCTGACCAGGTCACTCCTGAGAGAATGATTACCGTGCTTAAAGGAAGTGGTCATCATTTCATCTATTGCGGTGAACTTGCCGTGTTCTTTGGCAAACAGAAGTATAACGAGGGATTGGTGACGAAGATGCTCAGAATATTGGACTCGCCGAGTGAGTACATAGCGGAGACGCAAACCAGGGAACAGGAGATCCTGCGCGACTTGGCGGTCACTTTCCTTGGGTGCACCACCCCTTCACTGCTGAGCCATTCAATGCCTGAGGAAGTCACCTCGAGTGGGTTTTTGAGTAGGTTTCTACTCGTGGTGGAGAGAGATACGCATAGAGAGTTCCACATCCCCAGAGATCCTTCAGCGGAGATGGAGAGGAAGCTCAAGCTTCAGTTGGAGAGATTGAAGGGGATGGCGGGGGAGATGAGGTTGAGTGAGGAGGCAGATGAGTGGCTCAAAGAGTGGTATCATCAGTTCAAGGTGAAGATGAGGGGGATAAGTGATGAGGCGATGGCGGAGATTCTTGTACGTACACCCACGCACGTTCTTCGTACTGCTATGCTGGTTCATCTTGTACAATGTGATAGCTTTGATATTTGCTGCTCTTGTCTTGGTACTGCGGCGAAGCTAGTGGCCTATACAGAAGACTCTGCGCCACGCGCGGTTCAGATCATGAGGCAACCAACTGGAGCGAATGATCTCGATTATGTCATGGCCACGTTGATGAAGCTGGGTGGGGCGGCGGATCACTCGACGATGATTAGGAGGGTGGCCAATAGGGGGATCAACTCGGCGAAGCTGAAGGATCATATAAAGACGTTAGAGGAGAGTGGGAGGGTGAAGGTGGGGAAGAAGGGTGGGGCGACGTATTATATAGGCACGGAGGAAATCAATGGCTGAAGCTGAAAATTGGCAACCGCTCGCTGATACCCTAGGGTTCAGGAGTGAAGCGGAGATGTTGAAGGAGCTCTACTGCACGCAGGGGTTCTCTCTCATGCAGTTGAAGAGTATCCTGGGGTATAGTGTGTGGGCGATCCGGAGGAGGCTGATCATTCACGGAGTGCCGATGAGGGGGAAGGGGGGACCGAACAATCGAATTGGGAGAAGGAGACTCAAGCATCTAACGGATGAGGAGTTGAAGGGGAGGCCAGCGGTGAGAGTGGCCGAGGAGAGGGGAGTTCACCTCAGTACGGTTTATGCGGAGATCAGGTTGAGAAAGGAGATGAGAGGTCATGAGATTTGCGCCGATCATGCCGATACAAGCGTTTGAGCGCTTTGGGGAGGTGAGCGATTGCTGGATGGCGTTGGTCCAGCATCTACATCGGAAGGAGTACTTCAACTTCTTTCGAAGAAAGGTGGAGAGGGGAGATACGGTTATTCTCGATAATGGAGCCTATGAACAGAGACTGACATCATCTGATCGACTCAACTTCTGGGTAAGGAATCTCAAGCCTTCGGTGATGGTCCTACCTGATGTGCCTGGGGATTTTGTGAAGACCCTGCGCCACTCGTGGGATTATCTTGATAAATATGGGCTGCCGAAGGGGACTGAGGGGATGATGGTGCTTCAGGCAGAGGATAGCAAGCTGAGGCAGTTTGAGGTGGCTTATGAGACGTGTCCGGTGAAGTGGGTAGGCTTCTCTAGACTTACCAAAAGCTACAATCCCTGGATGGTTTGGCCTCAGCAGAGAGATGGATTTGCTACTCATCTCAGACAGGAAGGCATGTGGAGGTCCGAACTCAAGCACCATGCATTGGGGATGCTGAGTGGACTCGTAGAGGAGTTGGCCAACCTGAAGGGGTTCGAAAGCTGCGACTCCAGTGCGCCAATCTGGAGAGGCCTTCTGGGCTACTCAATGACGGACAAATGGCCTAACTATGAGTTTCAGGTCGAGGCGGGACCAGAGGCCAGTAATTGGGAGATGGCGGAGAAGAATTTGAGTGAGGTAATGGAGGCGTGTCATGGCGAAGGTGGAAGTCGGGAGTCAGCTCAAATGGCAAGGTAAGCCGGTGGTGTGTACCTCAATCTACACACTCAACGAAACGATGTATGCCCCTCGGTCATCTCTCCAGATGAGGAGTGACATGCACGAGCCGGTGAATGTGAAGATCGTGGCAGAGGAGTGGGATGAGTTTGAGGAGGGGGATCTGATTACGTTGGAGAGTCAGAGACTCCAGCTCACTGAGATGGGGAAGGGACTTTATTTCGTTTATCCGTATCTGAAGGTTCACAAGGAGAGTTTGAATGGATCAAGCACAGTTGAAAGCAGCAATCGGAAAGCCGCAGATGACCAGGCTGAAGCAAATCGGAGCGGGGATCAAGGTGGGGCAGGTGTTAGGGAGCCGAGTCCTGGTCAAGACGGTGGTGCCGAGGACAGACATGGATCGAGTGGAGGAGGCCGGCTTATTGACCCTGCCGAAGTGGGTGAAGAAGGAAAACACGCCATTGCCGACAACGGGAGTGGTGCTTCTGGTGGGGCCGGATGTGCCATGTCGGACGTGCGGAGAGCTGTCCAGAGAGCACTTGCAGCTAGACGGAAATGACTGGAGCTGTAAGTATAATCCGGCGATCAAGGAAGGTGACATGGTGATGTTTCCCAAATTCAGTGGGAGTGACTTCACTATCGAGAATGAGGATTTGAGGATCCTCGAAGCGGCGGAGGTGATGTGTACGTTGGTGGATACGGAGGAGGCGTTGGCGGAGGTGGTGGCGGAATGAAGAAGATACAAGCTGAGATATTCGAATGGTCAACTCGAAACTTCGGAGAGCTACCAAACAGCCAAATTCCACTACGAATCTCTTCCTTCCTTGGTATGGTTGAAGAGGTTGGAGAACTAGCTCATGCTGTTCTGAAGTGGAGTCAAGGTATTCGTGGTACAGCCGAAGAGCATCAAGCAGAAGTGGAAGACTCCATTGCAGATCTATTAGTGTACACACTGGACTTCTGTGCACGTAACAACATGGACGCAGAAATGCTACTAGCTAACGTCTGGGCGAAAGTCAAACTCCGCGACTGGAAAAAGAATGCGGCAACTGGAGTAGTGGAATGAAGAAGACTCTCTTAGTGGATTTCGATGGTACTCTCTCCGACTATCATGGCTGGAAAGGGCTGACGGAGGTGGGGCCACCACTTCCCAAGGCGCGCAAGGCCATGATTCTCTTAGCGAGGAAGTTTAAGCTCGTCTGCTTCACGACTCGATCAGCTGAGGTGGTAGAACCGTGGCTCAGAGCCCATGGGTTCCCAGAGATGGAGGTCACCAACGTGAAGAAGCCCGCTCATCTGATTGTAGATGACCGGGCTTTGAGATTCAATGGGGAGTGGACGGATGAGCTCTTGCGAGAGATAGAAGACTTCGCGCCACACTGGGAATCTACCCACTCACCGCATTCCTCACCCTCCCATAGCCCTTCGACTTAGGTTGGTTGTGGGTGTTACGGATTCCAGCAGCCTGGGCCACTCCTGGCTTTGCCTTAGTGACGGCATTGCGAGGGGGTGGTCCAGCTGGAGTTCCCATATCAGATGGTCGCTTTCGAACGTTCATTGTGATGCCTCCTTGTCGTAGAAACAAACTGGTGGGGGAGAGGTGGGGGTGGGGGAGTCCCCGTCGTTGATTTGGAGCCACTCGTAGCAGGTAGCTCCGTTGGCCTTGAGTTCGTCGTATTGCTCACCTCCGAAGAGGTAGGCTAGGTAAAGCCAGATTGCTAAGACCCACATAGATTCCTCACTTGCGCGGCTTGAAACCCAGCATCCTGATCCCCGCGTCGGGATCGTTGCTGGCTATTGATTTCCAGAGCTCATGTGCCTCCTCAGCTCCAGGGAAGAGGTCGAGAGGGGAGACCAAGCTCAACAACTCCTGGCGAGCCTCAGCCCCTCTTTCAGAGTGCCAATCCCCCACTGCCGTTGGGAGTCCCAGAGTAGCCTGCAGCATGGGCCCACCACCCCACGCCATCGGCTGCCACCCTACCCAATCCTGAGTGTCGATTCCTACCGCGGCTCCTGCTGCAAACACACTTCCATGGGCAAGAACAAGGCGTGCCAGAGACTTCATTGACGCAGTTCTGTCAGAGGCACTGATAAAGCGACGAGCGTACTCAATGTAGTTGAGTGGCCAGGTTCCGTATTGACCAAACAGGCGTCCGAGCTGCCACATGTACATTCCTGGATTAGCACCCTTACGATAGTTCCATTGAGTGGCGTTGGTGAGTTCGGCGCCGATGCGACGGGAGAAGTCTTCGTACCCTTCTGGACTAACATGAGAGAGTTCTTTCAGATATTGAGCTCGTTTACCCTCGGAGAGGAACCAGAGGCCTGAATGGCGAGAAAAGGCCTCTGGGTTGTCTGAATGCTCCCGCAAAGCATCCAGAGCTTGCTCAGTGTGGCCCCAGAAGCTGACTAGCCTGGAGGAATTGTGGCCCCACTGGATCATTTTCAGAGCTTTGTCGGCGAGGTGCTCTTCCCAGCCCATTTCTGAGCCGCCAGAGAGCATCTCTTGAAGGCCGGCTTTCTCAATGAAAGCTCCATATCTCTGCGCCACTTGCCAAGCATCTCCAGAAGTCCCCTCTCGGGCCACTTCGAAACTCTTCGCCATTCCCCGCCAGATGTAGTTCCCCATGATGGGGAAGCCGGTGATGAAGGTTTGGAGAGCTGCGCGGGCCAGAACTCCAGGGCGAACAGCCAAGGCCCCTGCGTACTGGAGCATAATGTATTTTTGAAGCATGTCTTGAGGCGCAGAGTCAATGGTGGGGATTTGGAGGTTCTCAGGGAGTTTGCCGTTGACCTTTTCAATCCCCTCGTTGATCATGGAGACCCCACTCTCGAGCATGGTTTGGATGGCCCTGGCTGTGTTGTCGGGAGTGCCTCGCATGTGGGCGAGGTAGCGACGGAAGATGGGAGTGAGGTTGCCGAGAGCTGGCTTGCCGTTGATCTTCTCGTCCACTAGCTTCTCTGCATCCTGGAGGAGAGGCTCCACTATCTGGCCATGTTTGGCAGATCGGAGCCAGATGGAAGAAAGGCGGACCAGATTGGTGTCTTTGGGGTCTAGGCGGCCGTTGGTGACGAGTTCAGCAGCAAGGCCCATCTTCTTCCCTTGAGGGTAGACCACTTTGGGGTCATAGTTGGCGGTGCGAAGGGCAGCCATGTCCTTAGTGAGAAAGTCCTTAAGGCCAGGGAACTCGGTGAGGAAGTCTCGCTCGTAATCTTGAATAGCCTTGGTCTCCTCTGGTTTGAAGTGAAGTTCGTTCTCCACAAAGGGACGGTCTTGATCGGCGGCCTGAATCCAACGGAGGAAGTCTGTCTGACGATCCTGATGCTTCATCAAGGTCTCAGATAGGGTGTGGATGAAGGGGCGGATGGCGTTGTTATACTCGATCACTTTGCCGTCGACTTGGCCGAAGAGGGTGCCTAGTTCAGGACGGTCGAAGTCTCTGGCGACGTCTTGAATCCAGTTGCCTATGGGGCGGAACATGGAGCTGAAGAAGTGTGTGCCAGCCTGGATGGGGCGGCGAGGATCAGGCATCACTGAGGTGGGCTCAGAGGTCTTTGGCGGGGTGTTGGTGGGAGCAGGGATCGAGGTGGCGTAGCGAGAGGTGGAGTCTGGGATGTATTGGGTGGGAACTAGCTCGGGGGACTGGAGAGGCTCCTGGTAGAGAGACTCCATGTGATCGATCGCTTGAGCTCGGTCGGCGAAGTAAGTAGTGGAGGGGCCGTCGTGGATGGCGTATTGGCCTTGTTCGATGGAGAGTTGCATCTCTGAAGGGGAGTAGAGTCGTTCGACGTCAGAGAGGGAGCCGGCTCGAGACACCACTGCGCCAAGTTGCCGTTCGAGGGTGCGCTTCTGGAGGGAGTCTTCGGACTCGGCAAGCTTCTGCCTCATTTCATTGGCTACGTCAGTGGTCCACCTTAAGACGGTATCTTTGTCGGTGTCCGCGCGGCCAAAGCTCTCGAGGAGGTCTTGGTTACCAACTCGAACTGCACTGGCTGCGTAGTTGAAGATCTCTTCCGCCTCTGGATGACCGTAGAGGTCCTTGGCAGAGTCGGGGAAGGCGCCGTGGAAGATTTGGTGGACGATGCCGTCGTTGTCGAATTGTTGGCTGATCCAGTTAGTTAAGCCGGTGTAGGAGTACCCTCCGTGGAGCTGTTCGTGGAAGCTGAGCTCTCGAGTGAACTCTCGGTAGGCGATGGTGGGCTTCATCCCTAGGCCACCCGGGATAGTGCCGGCCTGGGCGCCTTGAGGAAGCATCTCCTCTGGGACGTCTCCGTAGAGACGATGAGCTAGTGGAGTAGTTTTGCTACGGAGGCCTGCTTGAGTGGCCTCCTCTCCAC